ATGCAACCTGACATGGCTAAGCTGGCAACCGTGTTGAAAAAGGTCGACCAGGTTCGTGACGAGATCAAACGCTATTGCGTGGGCGCGCCTGGGCCAGCTTTAAGCGTGATGGATCTCCATTATGTAGTCCAGCAGATGTACGGACTGCGTATCGATATGATCGAAGTCGATTTCGCGGCTGTGCATTTCCAAGGAAAGGTTGAAAGGTACTCGGATAAGCATGCGCGTATTATTGTTCGCGCGAGTCTGTCTGAGCGGGAAAAGCGCTTGGTAACCGTGAAGGAGATCTGTCATCTCATCATTGATGAGGAGGAGGATTGGTCCATTCATGGTACAGACACTATCGATGACCTGCTGGGTGAAGTTCTCCAGGTATCCCAAAATGGGACTGGGAATCAATCGCCGACAAGTGCTTTGCACTCAGAACTGATGGCAATGATTGCGGCGGGTGAGCTCATGTATCCTGCTGAATATCGACCATCGGATATGCAGGACTTGGCTGATAAGAAAAGCACGCTGTCTGCCATTGCAGTTCAACATGACATGCCAGCATACGCTATCGCCCATATGCACAAGCATCATGCCCTGTTGGAGTCTGCGCGCCAGCAGCATGCTATCGCAGCCTGATCGCGAGGAAAGTGCTTCAAATCCGGAAGCTGTGTTAATCAGCCTTACGTGCTGATGCATGTTTGGTATTTGGTCTATCGACCCTGCTGACGTCGGAAGCATCGAGCGCATCCCGTACGTCGTCATCAGTGGCATGCGCGTAACGCAGCGTCGTCTTGATTGACTTGTGCGCTAGGGCGCGCTGGGCGGCCTTCAGGTTTCCCGTTGCGCGAAGGATGCGGGTGCCTCTTGTGTGGCGCAGATCGTGGAAGCGGAAATCCTCAACGCCGGCGTTGGCGAGGGCTGCGGCCCATGGTTTCCGGATTACTGTCGCCGTCATCGGATAGCGCTCACCCTTTTTCCGCGCCGGTTGTTTGCGGCCGAGCTTATCGACAAACGCTGATTTCGTCCGGACGGCCTTATAGGTGAACACGAACGGGCCGACCTTTGGTTGGTTGGCAATGATGAGCAGCATGTCCTGGGTGAGCGGTCGACGGACGACGTCGCCGCCCTTAATGCGCGTGCCGGCGGTGCGCGCGCCGAGATCGACGTCGGACCAGCGAAGTCCCATCACCTCGCTTTTGCGCCATCCGGCCTTCAGCGCGAAATCGCAGAAGTCGTATAGGTCGCCCCGGATCTCTTCGAATAGCGCGGTCTCTTCCGCCGCGCTCAATTCGCGGGGTGCCTTGTCGACCACCTTCAGCATGAGGGCGCCCCAGTCAGGCATTTCCCCGACGTCGTAGCGAGCCTTGGCGGCCCATCGCCAGATCGCGCGCCATACCTCGATCTCGCGATTGACGGACGCGTTGACCCGACCATTGCGGCGCTTCGCTACCAAGGCGAGCAGATCGCGCTGGGTGATTTCCGAAAGCAGTGCGCCCGCGCCTTGCGCCTCGATCAGGATGCCGATCGTCCGCTCGCTATCGTTCCACGACGGCAGATCGCCGGCCTTGTCCTCATACAGGCCGCAAGCCTCGTCGAGTGTGATGGGCGGGCGTGCGTTCCCGCCGTTGCGGGCCTTTGCCCGCTCGGTTTCCTCTACGCGTTCGGCCGCGCGCCGCGTCTTTGCCCCCGTCGATCCGTGAAAGCGACGACCCTTCCAGACGAAGTCGAAGTGGAAATACGGCGAGTTTTTCGGCTTGTAGATAGACATTCGGGTGCCTTCCGGGCGCGGCTGGCGATGAACTCGTCGCAGTCCTCCGGCCGGTAGCGAATCTTGCGATCGGTAATTGCGACGTAACGAATGTGACCGTCCTGCCGGAGTCGGCGCAAGGTCTTCGTGCAGACGTGGATGCGCTTGGCGGCTTCCTCGGGCGTCAGGAGCTCCATCATGCTGCCGCCCTCGCTTCATGAACCGCGCCCGCCGATCGCTCGACGTCCACCCTCAGGACGATCCACGCGACGCCATGCCGGGTGCGCTGTAGCCAGGCCAGCGCCTCGTAGAGGTCGGCCAGCTGCGCGGCGCCTTCGTCGGCCGGCTTGCGCTTGGCGATCATCCGCTGCCGCTCGGCCGCGCGCACGAGCTCGGCCTCCATCTCGAAGCTGTAGGCGCCGAACAAGTCTGTGTTCTCGTCCCACGCGGGGCAGGGTGGCCGAGCATGGTCCGTGATCCAGCGCCACTGGTCGACGATGCACCGCGCCAGCCGCAGGCCACGCTCGGCATCGGCCGGGGTGATCTTGTTCGCCCTGATTGCGGCCGGATAGCCTTCCTCCCGCCCGCGTAGCAGCGCCACCGCGGCGCGGCCGCAAAGGTGACGGTGCTGCGGGGCGGCGTAGACGGGAAGCGTCAATTTTGCTCGCCTTTGCTCATCGCCATGCTGGCGCATTGCAGCCATGCGAAGTCGAGCGCCTGGTGCAGCGCTTCACGGGCGCTGTCCGGTGGGGTGTTGACGTGCATAGCGTAGGCGATCTGCACGATCGCCATGATCCCTCCCGTCCAAATGGCTTCCTCGGTGCTCCCTGTCTTCGGAGCTTTCCGCAAACGACGTAGGGTATGTTCGGTCCACGCTAAGCGCTCACGCTCGCAGGCTGCGTCATGAGCATCGTTTGGGTTGAACGGTCCCCAGCCGCTGGTGTCGATGTTCATGCGGCGGCTCATCAGTCGATCGTCGCAACGTCGTTGCGCTCCAGCCACTGGTCGCGATCGTCGCCGAGGCGGCGGTCCATCTGCTCTTCGGTTTCGGGCCAAAGGTGCATGTCATGCACCAGCCGTTCGTAGGTGCAGTTCCACCAACAACGGATAAGGTTGTCGGGGTGCTTGTATCCGAGGATTTGCGCGGCGTGGAGAAAGTGCAGCTGAAAATGATGCGGCAGCGCGTCGAGTTCACGGAGATAACTGCTTACAAGATCATCCATAGCGACCTGCCAGCCGGTGCGATGGTCAACAGCTGTGGCGAAGAAGCTGGGACCTGTGAACGATCCTCCACCTTGTTCATGCGGTGTCTTTAAGATGCGACGATCCATCGCGGACAGCAGGACGCAGCGCCGATACCACCGCACAAGCATCTTGGACGGACCGTATTTTGGCGTGCCATCGGGTCCGCGGATTGCGGTGAGCAGAACCGTCTGCTGCATCAGCGTCAGACTCGAAACCCACGGTTGCAACACCGTGGTCAAATTCGTGCTTTCGGGTAGCATTGTCACAGTTCCCAATGCTGAAGGTCTTCGTCGACCAGGGCGTGCGCGGCGTCGCGATCCCAAGGCAAGCTTGGGTGGCCGAAAGGGACGCCCAACACGTCGAGCGAGGCGCCGTAGGTGGCGTAAGCAAGCTCCATCGCCTGCTGGCGGCTGATAGTGTTCACTCGGATGCCGAACAGCCAGCGGCTAGTTCGCCGACGGTAATGCTTCGCCATGTGGACGATGAAGCCGCTAATCTCAGCGTGCAATTCCGCGGAAACGGGTTGCTTTTGGCGCATCGCCTCTCGAACGATGGCGGCCAGCCAGACCCGGCCGTCGTCGTTCAGTTCTTCCCATTCGGCAGAAGCATAGGCCGAGACGACGGCGTGGCTGTCGACGATCGCCGCGGCCATCGCCATCTGCTCGATGGATGGCTGCTCGAAGCGCGGTAGGGTCGGAGCGGCATGCGTTACCATACTGTTGCCCCCATTTCCTCTAGCCAGTTCGACCAGCGCCTGTCTGGAATGGCGTCGTACCGCGAGCGTCCATATTGACCGCGATCGTCCAAGCTGACGGAGCACAGCAGGCCGATTTCGCCGTCAAATCGGCGTCTGGCCGTCTTGGGAGCAATGCCATTGAGGATGCGCCATGCACGGACGGCCGAGCGGCTGCGTCCCACCTTTAGCGCAACCTGCCGGTCTCCCATGTCAGTGGCGAAAAGCGAGGTGCGACGGGCAGCGTCCGCAGCGTTTATCGTCGACGTGAGATGATGATGTGGAGGCAACTGCCGGCGTGTTCGCCACGCAGCGACCGCGTTTTTTGTCACGCCCTGGACAGCGGCAATGGCGGCGTCTGAGAGGCCGTCATCATATAATCTCATACGCTGCTGCTGCTTCGACTTCGGCAGCCCACGAATGCCGGGGCCAAGTCCCGCGATCATTCGGGAACGCCAGTTCGCGGATGCGCCGACGCTAAGTTGAGTCATGGCAGCACCGCTTTCACGGCCAAGCCGAGTGCGTTGAGGGCAAACTCTCGGCCATCGGTGCCCGCGCGGCTGATGGTCAGCGCCGGCCGTTTGGCTTTGCGGTGCTCCAGGCGTTTCGCGGCCGTCGATGCACAGCCGAGGGTGCAATATTGGTCGCTCAGGCCGCGGATCGTCAGACGCTGACCGATCGACAGGCTGGCTGCGATCTTTCGCGGGTCCGCCGCGGGCTTGGTGCTGGAATGATCCATTAGAACCGCCCCATCGCCCATGCGCCGATGAAGCCCGATGCAAGCCAACCTGCGATCAGTATCGACGTCAGACTGCAAATCCGGCCCAGCGTTATGCTGGGGGCGGCGTCCGCCGGCTCGTGCAGGCCGTGCAACGTGCGGGCGTGAACAACGATCTCGGTGCCGTCGGGAGGCGTTGCCTCATCCATACGCCAGCGGCGGACTGCGGACCTGAGCCGTTCTGCGTTCGGGTCGGGCGCCAGGACAACGGCTCTCCCCGGCTGACAGGCCGCGGCCACGTGTGCGCGAAGCGAAGCGGGAGGACGCCGCCTGCCCCCCGCGAGAGGGTCAACATCATCGACGCGGGTGATTTGCCGAGCGCTAATGAGGGGCCATACGCGCGGCTGCGGTAGCTCGTGACCTAAGCGCTTATAGAACGCCCCTAGCGACTTGTCGGCTTGCTCTCGGCTCAGGATCTGCGGTTGCGACACGCTGTTCTCCCATCGGGCGGGATGCCCTGACGGGTGCTATATCTGCCAATATGGCATTTTTCGTCAATCGGAAAAATGCCATATTGGCATTAACCTAAATCGCGTGTTGCCAACCGTATTCGTTTTGTTCCACTTTCCTCGGGTCGATTGGGAGTGAGTCGTGGGCCAGAAGGTCGTGGAGTGGTGCCGGGCGACAAGTTTCGGGCTTCCTGTTGGACCATGGCGGTTTGGTCGCCGCGTCGCCCGTCAGGATCTGATCGATCAAGGGCTAGGCTCTTATGACGAATACGGCTGCTTCTACACGACGGTGCCTGGAGGCATGGATGTTCGCCGTGAATGGATGGAGTACGGTGAGGCGCAATCGTTAGCGCTGTCGGTGCAGCGCCGTCACGCGGCCGAAAACCTGAAACGAAGTGCCGTCACCGATGATAATCGTCGAGTGAATAGGGTTCGTCGATCGAGGAATAAGCCGGGCGGGGTCACCCTCGAACTGTTTGAAGGTAGCCTCGCCGTCAATAATCACGACGTATAAACGACCTGGAAATAATGCCTTGTCGTTACGGTCAACGATGACCGTGCCCCCATCCTCGATTTCCATATCCATGGAATCGCCATCAACGCGCAGCGCTACGGCTCCCTCCGGCGTCGATGCTGGCACCGGCAGCTCGCCAAGTGCTTGTTGAACCGCCTCCTTCATGCTCCCAGCTGCGACGAGCCCGATAATAGGAATGATCCGCACGCCAGCTTCGGGGAGCGATGGCTCCGCGCCTTCGTAGCCGAGCCAAGCCTCGACCTTTTTCATCTCGGGATGCTTGAACGGACGTTTGTTTGTCAGGCGCTTTGAGACGGCGGTTGGATCAATGCCGAGCAGATTGGCAAGGTCAGCCTGATTAAGGTTGCGCTCTTTCATGCGCTTGCGGATTTCGTCGATATCCATGGGGGCCGTTAGGGCACTGCGCATGCCAGTTTGGCAAATGCCATTACGGCATATTTCGCTTGCGCCGAAAATGCCATTTTGGCATATTCTTGTTCATGGATGCCTTCGCTAACGCTCTGATCGACGCCATGGGCGGAACAACCGCTGTCGCCACTCGCGCCAAAACCGGTGTTTCGACCGTCCATCACTGGCGTCGCACGGGGCTTTCTCCTTCGCGCCTCGATCATTTGTGCCGCATCGCGCATGATGAGTTGCCCTCACTTGATCTGGAAGCAATCGCCGAAGAGCACGGCGTACAACTTCCGTTTAGCGGTGAAGACGTCGGCTCGTCAGTTGGAAAGGCGGGTGAAATTTCCGGTTCGGTGGCGGCATGACGCCCGAACGCCTGGCGCTCAAGCGCGCGACCGCTGAAATGATAAAGGGTGTCGGCGGTCTGGAAGCTGGGGCGGGCTATACCCGCGTCGGCAAGTCGATGCTGGCGGACTATGGGTCGGTCCACAAGCCGGACTGCTTCGTGCCGATCGATATCGTCGCCGATCTGGAGCCGTTGTCGCGCGAGCGCGGCGGATGGCCGCATGCCACGCGGGCGCTGTGCAAGATGATGGGCGGCACATTCGTGCCCGAGCCCGAATTGCCCGTCACTGGTGCCGACATCTTCGCCAAACTGGGCACCCTCCATAGCGAGTTCGCCGACGTCACAGGCGCCGTGTGCAACGGCATGCGCGACGGGGTGTGGAGCGGGGAGGACGGCGCTGAACTGGAGCGCCAGCTCGACGACGTGATCGAAATTGCGATCCGCATGCGGGCGCTCGCCCGCCTCACCAAGGGAGACAACGCATGAAAAAGCTGCACCTAAAGGGTGTGCCGACGAACGAAGGCGCGCGGCTGCTCGGACGTCGGGTCATGGCGGCCTATGGCGGCATCGTGCCCGTCGCCGCCACGGCCATGAAGCTATCGGCGACCACGATCATGCGCCTGATCGATGGCGAGATCGTGCCTGGAGAAGAGTTGGTCGCCGACGTCGCGCGCGCGACCGGCGACCGCATCACGCGCGCGCATTGGCGGATGGAGCCGCTGGGCGGCTGGTTCGACGCCGATATCGTCAACATCGCCGCGTGAGCCGGCAAGGGGGATTTCCAATGGCCCGTTTGGCGGGATCGGCCGTGCTTCGGCCTGACGGACATGCGATCGACGTCGACGACGTCGAGCAGTGGGTCGCTTCGGCCGACGTCGGGGCGGAATTGGTCTATGCCTGGGGCTCCGCGCCCCCGCGTGACCGCGCCGCATGGACGCGCGCCCGGTCGTTGTTCGACGAGGGCGAGGTGCGCTTACACGACCGGCGCCGGGAATCAGGTGGCCGCGAATGGTATATGGTCAAGCGGCAGGCGCCGGTCGGGTTGGAGGCCGTGCCGGTGGAAGCCGATCCGGTGCCGGAGACGGAGGAAGCGGCGGTGCTGCGCATCCTTCGTCGGCATGTCCGCATGGGTATGCATTGCCCGACCAATGCGGAGATCGGGCGGCAGGTCGAATTGACCGCGCCGCAGGTGGCCTATCGCATTCGGTTGCTTCGCGCGGCGCGGCTAATCCTGATGGAAGAGCGCGGGCCGGGGCAGCGTCGTATCTGTACCATAGGCGGGCGCTCGACGCCGGGCGGTGCGCTGTGACGGGCGGGGTCACGGGATTGCAGCTTCATCGCGAGGTGACGTTGTACGTGGGCCGCACGGGCACGAGCTGGGAAACGCTGGCGATCGCCGCGGGTGTAGGCGGGTCGACTATTCGCAGCCTCAACCGCAAGGGGTATCCCGCCACGCAGACGGTCAGCCGCCTGCGCAAGGTCATGAAGGCAAACCCCAAGGGCATCGCGCGTCATACGGCGTGCCAGTTCGTCGGCACCGCGCCAGCCCCAACGCCGATGACGCCGGTCGTTGACCCTGCGTCGGTCACGCTTCTGGAATCGCGTGTCTTTCCGCGGCCGGTGCCGATGCGCCCGGTCGACATGCTGGCCGCGCCGACCGTGGCGGAGGCGATAGCTTCCGGCCTGGTCGAGACGCCGTCGGACCTGATTGCGACGGTGCAACGGCGCTGGCCGTCCGTGTGGATGCGCATCGTCGAACGGGCACGGGCGGCCAAGGTAATGCCGGGCGCGCTGCTGGTCGAGGCGATCGAACGGGGTTTTGAGGCGGCATGAGCCTCAAGCCGCTCAGTGCATCAGCCGGCAGCGCCTTTTCACGCGCGCAGACCGACGATCCGGTAAATCGCGAGACCCACGACTTCTACCCGACGCATCCCGGCGCGACGCGCGCGCTGCTGACCGTCGAGCACTTCGACGGGCCGATATGGGAACCTGCCTGCGGCGATGGTGCCATGTCGCAGGTGTTAGAGGCGGCAGGCCATGCTGTGCTGAGCACGGACCTTATCGACCGCGGCTATGGGGAGGGCGGGCGCGACTTCCTGATGGAATGGTCGCCGCGGTCCGACCATGTCGTGACGAACCCCCCGTTCCGGTGGGCTATGGAGTTTGCCGATCGCGCGCTGCTGCTGACGCGTTCGCCGGGTGGCAAGGTCGCCCTGTTCCTGCGCCTTGCCTTTCTCGAAGGGTTGGAGCGGCAGCGCTGGTTCGCGGGAACGCCCTTGGCGCGCGTGTGGGTCATGTCGCGGCGGGTTCCGATGCAGCGAGGTCGACTCGCCGACATGGACAGCCGGGAGGAGGCGCGTGGCGGGGTCATCGCCTTCGCCTGGTTCGTTTGGGAACATGGCCATACGGGTGCCCCGGCGCTCGGCTGGCTCGACTGGAAGGCGGCGTAATGGCGCATTCCCGGTTTGCCCTGACCACGATGCTCGATTGGATCGAGCGGTGCCTTACCGACGGCATCGCGCTGCTGCCGACCGATGCGGAGATCATGGAGCGCTACGGCTTCACCTCACCAGAACACGCGCGCACACTGCTCGCCGAACTGGCTGACGCCGGCAAGATCACGATCCGGGGTTATGGCGCCGATCGCGTGATCGTGCTCGGCCGGGTCAGAGCCGCCGTCGCGCCGTTGCCGCGTGTGGTGCCGCCCGCGCGCAGGGTCGACGCCGAGATCGATCAAGCGGTCACCAAGATCAGGGGCATCGTCAATCGACAGGGGGCCGCCGTCCGCAAGGCCGTCGAGGCGAACGCGGAGGAACTGCTCAACATGGTCAATCCCTCGCCTGCGGCACCGACGCCGCCCCTCAGGAAACAGGAGAATCGTGCAATGGCTGGTGCCAAGTCCATCCAATTGCCGAGCGCCGCGGCGTCGGCGATCGAAGCCGTCGAACGCCTCGCCGAGGCGGACGGTATCTCGCTGGGCATTGCCGCCGCCACGCTGATCGAGCGCGGCATGTCGGTGCAGCGACCGACTGCGAATGCCGTTGCGCCTTCGCTCGAAGAGGCGATCGAAATGTTGCGGGCAGCTTTTGGAGCGCGCCCCGACCATTCGGCCGAGCTGGCGGAAGAGCGCGATGCGCGTGTTGCGGCCGAAGCGCGGGCGGTTGCCGCAGAACTGAAGCTGGAGGCGGTTCGCGCTGCCTTTGCATGACCGACCAGCGGGAAAGCCTCTTCGACCGCGCGCGTAAGGTCACGCCCGCCGACGTCGCTCGTGAACACGGGGTCAAGCTCTACAAGTCAGGACGGAAGCGCTCACGCGGGACGTGTCCGGTCTGCGAGAGCGGAGACGCATTCATCGCCGACGAGGACGGGCCGATCTGGCATTGCTTCTCTTGCGGCGAAACCGGCGATTCGGTCGCGTTGGAAATGGAACTCGGTGGCCATGCCGATCGCGTCGCCGCGGCGCGCGTGCTGGCAGGCGAGGCGGACCGAGTTCGACAAGAGCGCCCACGCCGCCAAAGGGTGGAAGCGGCGGCCGAAGTCGTCGATAGCAGCGTCGTCGCCCACCACATCGCCCAGCACATGGTGCCGGCGCCTGGAACGATCGTAGAGGCGTGGTTGAGCAGCCGCGGGATCGACGTCGGTCGCGTCGTCGGTGCTATCGATCGACTTTACTTTCTGCCGCGGTGCCCGGCCGCGTCGTGGCGGATCGATCGCGATCCTTCCACGGTCATTCACGCCCCAGCGATGATCGCACCGCTGCGCGAGACCGCGTTCGGTCCGATCGTCGGCATACACGCGACCTATCTGTCGCGCGACGGCCGGCGTAAGGCGGCGTTCGGCGCCCTGCCGAACGGCAAGCCCCGGCCATCGCGTAAGATGTGGGGACAGGCGCGCGGTGCGGCATGCTTCCTTGGCGAAATGGACGGCGCCGGTCCGCCGGTGACGATCGCGGGGGAGGGCGTCGAGACGGTTCTGTCCTACGCCGCAGACCTGCCGATGGCGAGCACGCCTCTTGCCTTGCTTAGCCTCGATAACCTGCAAGGCAGGGCGATGCGCGACGCGGAGGGCGTCGTGCCATTGTGGAACCTGCGCAGCGACCCGGAATCGCCGCCCTTCACCCTGCAGGGTGCCGGCGAGGTGCATCTGCTGATCGATGCGGACATGCGGCCGGTTTCGATGCGATGCCAGCTGGCGCGGCGTGGCAAGCGCGATCGGGTGCGGATCGACGGTCTGAAACGGTCGGAGATCTGCGCCACGCTGGCGGCGCAAGCGTGGAGACGGTCGGGTGCGGCGCCGGTGCGGTGCTACCGTGCGCCCGCCGGCATGGACTTCAACGACCTGGGCCGCGCGGCATGAGCGACGACGAAGCGCTCTATCAGCGTGCGGCCGCGCTGGTGCTGGAGCATCAAAAGGCGTCGACGTCATGGCTGCAACGGCAGCTGCGCGTCGGTTACAATTCAGCGGCGCGCATGATCGAGCGCATGGAAACCGAGGGCTATGTCAGCCACCCGGATGCGGTCGGCCGGCGCGAGGTATTGCGGCCGCCGTCGGCAGCGATGCTGGGGTCGAGCGTCGTCATCCAGCCCGAGGTGCCGGCGTGGGAGCGCAACGCCGGCAAGTATGACCGGCCATCGAGTTCGGTGCCGACCCCCGACGCGGACGCGCGGCCGGTCGTTGTAGAGCGCGACGACCCGCCGGTCATCGCCTCCGCATCCGTTATGCCGCTGGACGACGCGCATAGTGCATTGGCGCAGGCGCTGGTGGCGGCGCTGGGGCTCGAAGGCGCGCGGCGGATCGTGCGGGCGGCCGGTGAGGCTATGGGCGAGGTCAAGCCAGTGCGCGCGGCCGACGGCTCCGCATCGCACCTCGAACAGGTCGTGCTGCACGTCGAAGGGCTGATGGAGCGCCGCGACGACGCCAATCAGGATATTCGGGATGCGCTGAAGTTCGCCAAGGAAATCGGGCTGATGCCGTCGGAAATTCGCGGCGTCATCGCCGATCGCAAGGCTGATCGCGACAAGCGGTTCGAACGGGAGGCGACCCGGACAGTCTACCGCCACGCGCTCGGGGTTGAGGACCCCGACATTGCGATCGACCTGCCGGCGCCTGTGGCGCTGCCGCCGCCCAAAGGCCGCAAGCTGACCGCCAAAGAAAAAGCATATCAGGAAACGCTGGCATCGATCGCGGCAAGCCGCGCGACGCTTATCCAATAAGGAATAGGACTGTGGGGGAAGTCGTAAAGCGGGCCGTCCTGATGACGACGGTCGATCCGCTGGCGCTGTGTTGGCGCGAAATGTCCGATCTCGGCAATGCCGAGCGGCTGGAAGTCCGCGCCGGGGGCAAGCTGGTCCATGTACGGGAATGGGGATGGGTCGCCTATAACGGCATCCGCTGGTCGGCCGAGGATGGGCAGCGGCTGGCGATGCTGAAGACCCATGAGGTCGCGCGGGGTATCCGCGACGAAATTGCCGCCCTGGCCGAAGTGCCGGACGAGGAATTGCGCTCCCGCTTCGGCGAATGGTGCACGACCGAACGCCGGCAGGATCGGGTCATCAACCTGCATAAGCATGCGGTGCAGAGCGGGAATGCGAGCAAGGCGACGGCGATGCTGGCGCAGGCTGCGACGCTCGACGAGCTCAACCGGCGGATGGACGATTTCGACGGTGACTTGCTGGTCGTAAACACGTCGAATCGCACGCTGCGGTTTCGGCGCACCAAGGATGCGCCCGAGGGGAAGCGTTGGCACATCATCGATGCGCCGCACGATCCGGCCGATCTGCTGACACGGGCCATGACGTGCGATTATGATCCCAAGGCGGAGGCGCCGGGCTGGCATAAGCATCTGACGACGGTGCTGCCCGATCCCGCCGTTCGGGACTATTTCCAGCAGGTCATTGGCTATGCCCTGTCCGGTTTGACGGTCGAACAGTGCATGTTCATGCTGCAGGGCAAAGGCGGCGACGGCAAGTCGACCACCATGAACATCCTGCGCGAGCTGATGGGCGGCTATGGCGTGGCGGCCGACGTACAGACGTTCATGGCGGCCGGGCAGCGATCCGGCGCCGATGCCACCCCCGACCTTGTCCGGCTGGCCGGCGATACTCGCCTCGTCTGCACGCAGGAGCCAAAGCGCGGGTCTGCAATCGACGAACAGCGCATCAAGCAATTCACCGGCGGCTCGCCGATCCAGGCGCGGGCCAATTATGGCGACGCGTTCGAGTTCAAAGCGCGGGGCAAGCTATTCATGGAATGCAACAGCCGGCCGCGCATTTCCGGGGACGACGACGGCATATGGCGCCGCATCGTCATCATCCTGTTCCCTCACCAGTTCAAAGGTGCGGCGATCGACAAGGGTGTCGAGGATCGGCTGTTGGCGGAAGGGCCAGGCATCCTGAATTGGATGCTGGAAGGGCTGCGCCTCTGGCTTGAGGCTGGGCGCTTGGTGCAGCCGCCGTCGGTCGCCGAGGCTGTCGAGGAGTACCGCCGTTCGGCAAACCCTTTCGGGGAATGGATGGCGGCGCGCGTCGACACCAGCGATCCGAACGTGCTGACGCTCTCAAGCTCCCTCTATAACGACTATAAGTCGTGGTGCGAGGCCGAGGGCGTCAGCGACCGCGAACTGATGAACAGCACGGCGTTCGGCCGCGCGCTGGGCGACCGGCAAATCCTGCTCGGACCGAAGGACGGGAAGGGGCTGAAACGGCGCCGTGGGGCGCGGTTGCGCGATAACGACGCACCGCTATCCGCTGCCGCCGACAGCGCACCCAGCATGCCCGCGTCGCCAGACAGTGGTGCATATGACGATCCGTTCGACATACCGTAGGCACCCCGGGCACCGCCGAAGCGGCAGGTGAGAACGGATAGTCTACGGACAGTTGGGTGAGACTATCCGTATTTCAAAGGCGAGCGGCTTCGAGAGGCAGAAATGAGGCCATGGGTCAAGATGAAATATAGCCTTCACGCCGATTAGAAACTGTCCGGCTGTCCGTTTACTGTCCGTTGCCGTGAACCCCGGAAAAGCTGGGTTTACGGACAGTACGGATAGTACGGACACTTACGCCAACACCTTTCCATATGTGCGCCTGTGCATGCGCGATAATGCTTATACTATCCGACTATCCGTAAGAGAGAACCAATGGATAATCATCAAGAATGGACCTTCGATCTGGTCGTGGAGCGGTTAATCGAAGCATGGGGCTTTATGTGGCGCATGCCGGATCGGGAGGCCGGTTGGCTGCGGGCGCCGCAAGCCGGAGCGATATACCAGCGCGGCGTGCTCACCCGGCAGGAAGCATGGGCGCTCTACCAGTTGGACAGCGACGACTATGACCGGGATGCGCTGCCGAAGCTACCCGGTCTGCGCACTGCGGAGGTCGATCGCATGGATGAAGCGCTGGGTTGGATCGAATGGGTCGATCCGGCGCACCGTCGATTGGTCGGTCTCGTTCTGCAATCCATGCACCGGGGCGACGAAGCGGAGGTGCCGTGGGGGCGCATCGCGAAGCGGATAGGTTGGGCCGGGCACCCCGATACGCTGTCGAAGCGGTGGAGCCGTTCCATCACGCGCATCGCCCAACGCCTTGCACGGGCAGGAAATGGCGGATTTCCGCACCTAGAGGGCGTCAACCCCTGGAATGCTCTAGGGGTCAAATAAACAATTCGGTCTCTAGGGGTCTGTGGCCCTATTCAGATCTAGGTTTGGCGAAACGTGCATCCCCCGGCGGATTGTCTAACCCTCTCCCTGCACCTCACGGCGGGCGGCGCGGCTTCGGCCACGGCGCCCGTCGTCGTTTTGACGCTCGGGCAGGGATGCACCCGCCCCCTCGCGGGTCCCTTCCGGGGGGCGCCGTGTATTGCGGTGTGGCTGAGCGCGTGATGTCGGTGTTCAGGGGCGATTTTGCATTATGAACTTCGTGAACTGAACTGGTTCACGGGCGTGAACGGGACGCGATTATGACGCTGATGACCAAGGGGCAGTTCGCTGCGCACCGTGGCGTCGGCAAGTCGGCGGTGTCGAACTGGGCAGCCAAGCAACTGCTCGTGATGGGCGAATGCCCTGGCACCGGTAAGCTTCTCGTCGATGTCGAGCGGACCGAAGCGCGCATCAACACACGCATCGATCCAATGCGCGGGCGTCCCGCCGCCAATCTGCCCATGGTCGCATCCCCGGCGGCTGAAGAGTTCGGTGACACTGCCGAACCCGCGCTGTCGGGCCGTAGCGTTGCCAAGGTCCGCGCGGAGCTTGCTGAAGAAAATCTGATTACGCTGCGGCTGAAGAATGCGGAGCGGGCGGGTGAGTTGGGGCCGCGGATCGAACTGGATCGGCGCGGGGCCGAGCTGGGTCGCGTTGCGCGTGAGCGCATGCAGGCGATGTTTCGAGCAATCGCCGAACGTCTGGCTGCAGAGCGGGACGTACGCAATGTGATGGCGATCGGCAGCGCCGAGATCGATCGCGTCTTCGCCGAACTGGCGAATGACGTCGAGGCGGGCAAGTTGTCCGAGGTTGATGAGCCGGACGATGCGGCAATCGAGAACGAAATGGAGGCGGCAGCCGCGGAGGTATGATGGCGTTCGACTATGATCGCTTCGGCAGCGTTGCCGGCGACGCGATCCGTGCGAACGCTGAGGGCCTCGACCGGGCGATAGCGTCGGGCCTTCGGCCGCCTCCGCGCATGTCGGTTGCCACTTGGGCCAGCCGCTTTCGTCGTTTTGCTGATGATGATCCGTTGCCGGGGCCATGGCGGCATGAGACGGCTCCTGAGCTCGTCGAGATCATGGATGCGCTGACGCCGGACGATCCTTGCGAGGAAGCCGACATCATCAAATGCGCCCAGTCGGGCGGGTCGGCTTCGGCAGAGTGCTGGATCGGATTCATATCCGACCTCGCGCCCGGGCCAATGTTGTTTGTGCAGGCGACGCTGACCGCGGCGCTGGCCTGGGCGGCGGAAAAGTTCTGGCCGATGGTCGAGAACACGCCGCGGCTCAACCCGGAGCGGGGTGGCACGATCCGCGCCCTCGGCACTCCCGATGGCGACGGGTCGACCAAGGGCAAGATCAGGTTCAGCCGTTCGAACGGCTTCGTTCTGCTAGCTGGTGCCAGCTCGGCCGCTTCGCTGCGGCAGCGCACGGTCCGCTACGCCGTAGAGGACGATCTCGACCAGTTCCCTGACGACCTCGACGGGCAGGGATCGCCCGAGACGATGGTCGATCAGCGTTTGAAGGTCTGGCGCCGGCAGGGACTGTCCAAGCGGCTGAAGATCTCGACGCCGACGATCAAAGGCACGAGCAAGATCGGCCGCGCCTACGCGACCTCGGACCGGCGCCGCTACTATCTGGCCTGCCCCGAGTGCGGCAGCCGTTTCGTGCCGGAGTGGGATGACATCCGGTGGCCGGACGGCAAACCGGCGGAGGCGCACCTCATCCCGCCATGCTGCGGGTTTGACCATATCGAGCACTGGCAAAAGGCGCTGATGAAGCGCCCCGACGGATGGCTGTCGATGGAGATCGACGACGAACCGGTGCCGCGGGTGCTCACCGAAGAAGAATTCCAGGCTGCCCGTGGGCGGATGCCGGCCAGTGTGAAGCGCGGCTTCCATCTGACCGGCATCATTTCATCGTTTCAGACATGGGCGGACATGGCGGTGTCGTTCGTCGCTGCGCTTGGCGACCTCAACAAGATGAAGTCGTGGACCAATCTGGTGCATGGGTTCGAGTTCGAGTTGAAAGGCGGGACGCCCGATTACGAGAAGCTGAAGGAACTGCGCGAGCCGGGCTGGGGGCCGCGGCAGATGGCAGCGATGCCTTTCGGCCCGCTCGTCATCACTATGGGCGTCGACGTCCAGGGCGACGGCGTCTACCTCGAGCTCGTAGGCTGGGGGCCGAACGCGGAAAGCTGGACGCTCGATGCCCGCTTCCTGCCGGGCGCGACGGACGTGAAGGGCGAAGGCGCCTGGGTCGACCTCGACACCTACGCCCGGCGACGCATTCGATTTCCCGGCGGCCGCAAGTTCGGTATCGACCAGATCTGCGTCGACGCCGGCTACAACACCGAGGCCGCCGAGGCATTCTGCCGTGCGCATCCCAACCGGCTCGCCGTGTTCGGCCGCGCTGGTTGGACGTTGCCGATCCTCGGGCGCGGCGAAAACCTGCGCTACGAGCAGCAGGGCAGCCGGGCTGGTCAGGCAAAGAAGCGTGCCGAGGACAAGGCGTACATCGTCGGCACGTTCGGCATCAAACTCGGCTGGTACGGTTTCCTACGTAATTCGCTGAATGCCTATGCGGAGGAAATTGCCGGCGCGCTGACGGCAGTTCGGGGGCGCGTCCATTTCAATATGGACCTGCCAGACGACTATTTCGAGCAGGTTACGGCTGAAACGGTCATCACAGAGACGGTTGGGGGGCAGCCGCGCAGGGTGTGGAAACCGCTCGCCGGCCGCCCGAACCACTGGCTGGACTGCCGTGTCTACAACACCGCGGCGCAGGAAAAGCTGATGCTCGACACCCTCACAGACGCCGACTGGGCGGCGCTGCGGGTCGAGCGATACGCCGAGGCGGATCAGGCACAGGGCGGTCTGTTCGACGGCCCTGTCCATGTCGCGCCAACGCAAGCGATGCCGGCCGAAGATGCGGCCGGCGTGCAGCACGAAACAACCGCCGGGGACACCTACCTCGGCACAAATACAGGATGGCTGTGATGCCCGCACCGGATTTTGCGATGGAGATTGCCGAACTGGAGCGCGGCCTGGGCTCCGGCGTTGCGCGCATCGAGAGCGAGGGCGAGAGCATCACGTATCGCGGCGTGAAGGACATCACGTCGGCGCTGAGCTACTTTCAGCAGCGTGCGGCCGCCGTGCCTGCCGGCGTCGCCCGTTCGGCAAGCACCTACGCCGCATACGATCCGGACTGATCATGGGCCTCGGCGAGATCATCGACAGCGCGATCGAGCCGTTCGCGCCGCGCTGGGCCGCGTCCCGCACGTCGGCACGCATCGGTCTGGCGGCTGTCCGCCAGTATGACGCCGCGACGCGCGGACGGCGCACCAAGGGCTGGAAGCGCCCGAGCAGCTCGGCGGACAGCGAAAATGCGCAGGGCCTTGTCCTGCTGCGCAACGGTGCGCAGGATCTTGTGCGCAACAACAAATACGCCGCTGCCGGCGTCCGCCAGATCGTCGCGAACATGATCGGCGACGGCATCGCCGTGCAGCTGCGCCACGACGATCCGATCTTGCAGCGCACCGCGCAGGATGACTGGGATCGCTGGGCCGAGAGCAAGGTCGACGGCAACGGCGACTTCTACGAGCATCAGAAGCTGACCGGCCGTAGCGTCGTCGTCGGCGGGGAATCGCTCACCACCTGGCACGCCGATCGAGACGGTCCGAACGCAAGGATCGAGGGGCTGGAGGGGGATTACCTCGACATGTCCCGCACCGCGGCCACCACCGCCGGCGGTCGCATCGTGCAGGGCGTCGAGTTCGACGCGGATCGGGCTCGGTCGGCCTATTGGCTGTTCGCCGAGCATCCGGGCGACGTGCTGTTCGGCGGGGCGAGCCAGTCGGCGCCGACGCCCGCCGAGCATGTCGATCACGTCTTCGAACGGCTCCGGTGGAGCCAGACCCGCGGCGTCTCCTGGCTGTCGTCGGTCGCGATGACGCTGCGTGACATCGGCGACATCGAGGACGCCGTCCGCATGCAGCAGAAGGTGCAGGCGTGCCTCGGCCTCATCATCACGCCGGGTGAGGGCAATGTTGGATCCCCAATGGCGGCGAACGGAAGCAAGGCCGACGAAGCGGGCCGGCCGGTCGAGACGCTGTCGCCGGGCTTCATCATGCGGGCGCGGCCGGGCGAGACGGTCAACACCCTCAACCCGACCCAGTCGGGCGGCGCCGTTGAGTTCATCCGCCAGCAGATGGCGGCGGTCTCCGCCAATATGGCGCCCTACCACCTAATGACGGGCGACGTCAGCCAGGCCAATTATTCGAGCCTGCGCGCGGCGATGCTGGGCCACTGGGCGCTGCTCGACGACTGGCAGCAGAACGTCATCATCCCGCACCTCATCCGGCCGGCGGTCGACCGACGCATGCGGCGGCTCGCGCTGCGCACCGGGAAGCGCCAATATGAGGCGATGAAGGTCAGCTACGCGCTGCCCGTCCGCCGGTTCGTCGACCCCGTGAAGGACCTCATGGGCGAGCTAATCGAGATCCGTAGCGGCTTGAAGCTGCTGAGCCGTTCGCTTGCCGAGCGCGGCATCAACGCCGAGGAGCATCTGCGCGAGATCGCCAAGCTCAATGAGCAGATCGATACGCTCGGTCTCGCCCTCGACAGCGATCCCCGCCGGGTCACCGACAGCGGCGTGCTGCAGGCGGCGGCCGGTTACCTCGCCCCCAAGACCGACGCCGCCCAGGCGGCCTGAAACCACAGGAGCAACACCATGTCCGATGACCGCTCGGCCGAGCCGAAGCGGGTCGCGCCCACGCGCGACCTCAAGCCCGGTGACAGCGTCGCCGCTGGTGACAAGCGCGCGCCGCGGCCGGAGGGGCCCGCTCGCCACATGACGCGCGAGGCGCCGCCTGCCGGCAGCAACGGCGAGCGTGGCGCGCCCCCGCCGTCGCGCGGCGCGCGTGCGGCGGCCTTCACCGGTTCGTCCTACGATGCCGCCGCGCGCACGATCGAAGCGGTCTTTTCGGCCGGGTCCCCCGTGGTGCGCTGGTTCGGCACCGAACAGCTGGCGGTTTCGCCCGACGCAATCGACCTCGCCCGCGTCGGCGCCAACCTCTGCCCGTTCCTCAACGCGCACAACGCCTACGACGTCGAGGGCGTCCTCGGCCGCGTGATCGAAGCGCGTATCGACGGCGCGCAGCTGGTCGGCACCATCCAGTTCGCCGACACTGATGCCGGCCGCAACGCCGAGGGCATGGTCTCGCGCGGCGAAGTGACCGGCATCTCCATCGGCTACAATGTCCGCACCTGGACGCTCACCGAGCAGACCGACGACGCCGACACGTGGACGGCGACGCGCTGGGAATTGCTCGAGGTGAGCCTCGTCCCCGTTCCCGCAGATCCGGCCGCCGGGGTCCGATCTGCACCTGGCACCACCATTCCCGGCAATACCCAAGAGGATAACGATATGCGACGCAACCTCCCTGGCGCGGCTGCGGCCGCGCTCGCCACCACCAGCCCGGCCGCGGTCGCTGCAGCCGATCAGACGCGCGCCGAACCGGCCTCGACGGCCACGCCTGCGCCGACGCCGACCGTAACGCGCTTCTCGACCATCGAAGCGCTTAACTTTATCGATCAGATGCGCACCTTCGGCGTCGAGACCCGCGCGCGCGAGCTCGTTGACCAGAATGTGCGGGGCGAGATCGGCACCGACGCTGTGCGCGACGCCGCAATGCAGGCTGCTGCCGAAGCGCAGCGCGCTGCGACCGGCGGCACCCGCGCAACGCCCGGCTTCGGCGCCAACGGCCGGCAGGAGGAAGGCTCGCGCAACGCGATCGCCGATGCGCTGGTCGCCCGCACCCTGCGCGAGCAGCCGAACGACGCCGCCCGCGAGTTCATGGGTATGCGCCTGCTCGAAATCGCCGCCACGCGCGCAGGCCTGTCGCCGCGCGAGCGCGATCCGATCACCATCCTGCGCGCCGCGCACACCAGTTCGGACTTCCCGATGCTGATGGAAACGGCGGGCAACCGCGTGCTTCTCGCCCGTTACAATGCCGCGGAGCCGACCTATCGCGACATCGCGGCACGTCGCGATCTCACCGACTTCAAGCCGACGAACCTGCTGCGCGTCGGCGACTTCCCGACGCTGCTGCCCTACGCCGAGGACGGCGAGATCAAGGCCGGCACGATCGGTGAGGGCAAGGAACAGGTGATCCTCGGCTCCTACGGCCGCATCCTGCGCCTGTCGCGTCAGGCGATCGTCAATGACGATCTCGGTGCATTCGATCAGGTGTTCGGCTCGATCGGCCGGATGATTGCCCGTTTCGAGAACAACACCTTCTACGCCATGAAGGCGCAGAATGGCGGCCTCGGGCCAAAGCTGTCGGACGGTAAGCCGGTGTTCGACGTCGCGCACGGAAACCTGGGTACCGGTGCGGCCGCGGTCGATATGACGATCGAAAGCCTCGGTGCCGGTCGCGCATCGATCCGTAGCCAGAAGGACGCGGACGGGCAGCTGCTCAACATTGCGCCGACCCGCGTGCTGGTCGGGCCGCAGATGGAGACTAAGGCCGAACAGCTGATTTCGCCGCTGCAGCCGCAGCAGGCGGGCAACGTCAACCCGTTCGCCGGTCGCCTCACCCCGACGGTCGACGGTACGATCCAGGGCAAGGCGTGGGAGCTCTACGCGGACCCCAACGACGTGCCGACCTTCGTCTACGGGTATCTCGCCGATGCGCCTGGGCCGCGCGTCCTGTCCGAGGAATCGTTCAACGTCGACGGCATGGCGTGGCGCGTCACCGAGGACTTCTACGCAGGTGCGGTCGATTACCGCGGCGCTTACCGCAACAACGGCGCGCAGTAAGCCTCAACATTACCACCGCCTCATGTGACCGGCCGGGCGCTTCCGCCCGCGCCGGATGGAGACCTATGTCATGAAGATCTTCGTACAGGAGGGCCACGCCCTCGATTTCGTCGCGCCCGCGGGCGGCGTGACCTCCGGTGTCCCTCTGCTGGTCGGCACCGTCCTGGTGATCCCGGCGACAACGGCGAAAGAAGGCGAGACCTTCGCCGGATGGATCGAGGGCGTCTATACGCTCCCGTGCGCAACCGGCACTGCATGGGCGACACCCTGCCTGCCGATCTACTGGGATGACGCCAATAAGCGTGTCACCACAACGGCGAACGGTAATACCAAGATCGGCATGACCGGCGCGGCCAAGGTGGCGGCGGACGCGGCCGGCAACGTCAAGCTGATCCCGACGGTCTGATCATGCCCGGCTTCCCCGAACACCGGCGGGCGCTGACCGACGCCGCGTTCGCCACGTTCGGGGAAGACGCGGCATGGTCCGGTCGCGCGCAGTCGGTCCGCGTGCGCGTCAGAGGCAAGGACGAAGACGATCGTTTTGGATCGGTTAGCCTCACCCGGCGTACCGTCGTCGTCCTTGTCCGCAGCTGGGAGCTGACGCCGGCGCAAGGCGACATCGTCATAATTTCAACTCCTGCTTTCGCCGGATCGTGGCGTGTGAAGGCGCGGCCGATGCGCGACGGCAAGGGCGTGTGGGTCTGCTCGGTGGAAGAGGTCGCATGACGGCCGCGAAGTTTGGCACGACCGGCTTTCGGGAACTGGATCGTCAGCTCCTGCGGCTGTCAGCCGGCGTCAGCGACGACGAGAAGCGCGCGGCGCTGCTTGAGGGCGGCGAGATCATCGCCACCGAGGCGCGACGCTTGGCGCCGTATCTGACCGGCTTGTTGCAGGAAAGCATTCTGGTCGTGGATGCGCGGGATGCGCGTGTCTACGGCAAGGTCAACCTGCCCGACATGTCGGTGTATGTCGGCCCCGTTGGTTCGACCGACGACGGCGACGTCTATTACGCGCGCTTTCAGGAATTCGGCTGGCGAGATAATCCCGGCAACCCCTTCATGCGTCCGGCTATCGCCACCAAGCGTCCGGAGGCCGAACTTGTCATCGCGCGACGACTGGGCGCGGCTGTCATCGGTGCGGTGCGATGACGATCGAGGAGGCGCTGACCGCACGGCTCGCTGACAGTCGCGATTTCGCGCCAATGCTCGCCGAACACGGCGGCTGGTCGTTGCGGCTGATTAACGTTCCTGGGCTGACACTTCGGATCATCAGCGACGCGCGGCCGCAGCACTACAAGGGGTTCCAATCCCTTCGCCCGACGATTGTACAGGCGGATATTTGGGCGGAGCGTGCCGACACCTGCGCGGCGTGCCGCGACCGGTTGATCGCCTTCCTCGTACCAGCTGCCGTGGTCGGCAGCGTGCGCTTCCAACGCGCCGACGTGACTGGCGTACGCTCGGGAACCGACTTCGATCGTACCGCCGACCCTTCCTCCTATCGCGACGCGCTGGCGCGCGCGTCGATCGATTTTCTCTTCCTCCACAACGCCTGAAGGAGCATTTCATGGACGCCAGCGGCAACAGCGAGGCACAGTCGGGCTACGGCACCGGCTTTTTCCTCACCCCTCCGGGGGGCGCGAAGACCGAAATCGACGAGGTGACCAAGGTCCCGTTCGCCGAAGAATCGGCGGAGACATTCGAAAAGACGCACTTCAAGTCGCCCGGGCGGCGCAAGGAATATGGCGTCGGCATGATCGAACCGGGCGAAGACACGCTGGAGATCAACTACATTCCCGGCAGCCCGACCGATGTGCTGTTGAGGGCCGCCCACAACTCGGGCAAGCCCCACGCCTACGAAACCTATTTGCCCGCGCCAGACGGAAAGTGGTGGAAAGTCTCAGGCTTCCTGATCGTCAAATCCCGCGGCCGTGCGATCCCGATGAATGATCGCATGACCCAAACGATCAACGTCCAGTTCACCGGGGCGTCGGACGAGGCCGCGGCCGCAGCGCAGCCGGTGAAGGCTGCCACCGGCGGCACCGGGGGCGCCTGATGATCGGGGAGCAGACGTTCGACGCCGCGGGGCAGCGCTGGACGCTGTTCCTCGGCAACGCGGCCCAGTGCGCGGTCGAGGAGCATTACGGAAAGGGGTTCTTCGGAGTCGTCGCCGATGCCATTCCGGACATCGATCCAGAAACGGCGTTTGCGATCGGCACCGCCATGTCGACCGGCAACCTCGATGGCCTGAGCATCGCCGCGATCGAAAAGATGCAGGCGGCCATGAAGACCGTGCGGCTTTCTGTGCTGCGCGATCTCGCGTGGTTCGGGCTGCGCCGTCATCATCCCGATGTGACCCTCGACGACGTCAGCGACATCGCCGACGATATCGGCCACGAGGCCTTCGGCGATATCATCGGCAAAGCGATCCGGGCTGCGCAAGGCAAGGGGGATGGCGATGACGCCGCCCCGGGAAAGCGCCGGACCCGCGCGAGCGGACCGACTGGGAAGACCTCGTCCGCGAATGGACGCGAGCGGGGTTCGAGCCTGCCAGCTTCTGGCACCAAACCCCGGCGAGCTACGCCGCGGCCCTCCGCGGAAGGCTGAAGGCGCGCAGCGATGACCTCGAACGCATTCTGTTCGGCGCATGGAAGGGTGAATTTTTCGCGCGCGAAGAGAAGCTGCGCGGTTTCGCCTATTACCTAAAGAAACTGACGGCCCCGGCTCCGAAGCGCTCCGATCGGCAGACGCCGCAGGAGATGCTCGCCGCCTATGCGTACCGCGCCGCGGCGGGGGCGCCCATCAAAATTGAATTGGTGGATCAGAGGGAGTGACCGGCGCGCGTGTGCTGCTATCGTCGCTCAACAATGGTTGGGAGGACCAAAATGCGCGTGATCACCTACGGTCTCTTACCAATGCTCGTGGGGTGCCAGCAGGTTCCGGGAACGGTCGATTACGACCTTCGTGCACGGATGGAAGAAGCCGTTAAAGGGCATCTTAAAGATCCAGAAAGTGCACAATTTTCGGATGTCTCGTATTATTCTGAACGCAATTTAGCATGCGGAATGGTTAACGCAAAAAATTCGCTCGGCGGGTATACTGGGCCAAAGGCATTCGCGTATATTGAAGGCGATGCCTATTCTACGGAGTGGGGCGCTGACCATAATAAATTTCTTCGGGCCAACCATGAATGTTTGGCTGAGCGTATAAAACAGCTCCGGGCCGAGAACCCCGGCGTGAAATTCGACGATCCCGGCCCCTTCCAACCCCTCAAATGACCTTGTCGAGTATGTCCCGAATGGCTTGAGGGCGGGATAAATGCATCTGAGGTTGTCGCGCGATCCATGCATCGAGCCTCTCGATCTGATCCGGCTGTAGGCGCACACCGACCAACTGCCCAACGCCGGTAGGCTTTGGACCGCGTTTCTTTGTTATCACGGTTTCTTGATCGTCCACGGAAACCGTGTTAACAAGGAAGCGAGCCGGACGGAAGCGCCAACTTCTGCCCGGCTCTAACCCATCGCACGGAAGGAACCCGATGCAACAGGCTGACAGAGCGGCTAGCATCCGCGCCGGTGACGCGTCACCGGGAAAGTTCGACGAAATTTCCACCCAAACGGTCGTGCTGGAGATTGCACAGATCGACACGATCGAGCCGCTCGCCGATCATGGCATCCGGCAGCTCGATCGTATCCGTACGCTGCTGCGCGCGGCGGACGAGGTGGCGGAAGAGGCATCGGGGCTGCAGGGCTACTGGTATCGTGAGTCAGGTTGGCAGTTTAGGCGTTTCAACCAGATCAGCTCGTTACTGGATTTGGTCGGTGACGAGGTCGAGCGCCTCGATAAGCTGTTGCATGCCGGGCGGCCGCAATGACCGCCGTTGCATTGCAGAGCTTTGGCTTCGGTGAGCAACTGGTCCGGGCGGTCGATCGCGATGGTATCGCGTGGTTCGTTGGCAACGATGTCTGCGCGGCGCTGGAGATCGGCAACGCCCGCGACGCGCTTCGCCGGTTGGAAGACGATGAGCGCGATGACGTCGGTATTACCGACGTCATCGGGAGGGTTCAGCAAACCACGGTCATCTCCGAATCCGGCATGTACGCGCTGGTGTTCACCAGCCGGAAGGAGGCGGCGAAGCGGTTCCGACGGTGGGTGACGCAGCAGGTGCTGCCGGCGCTGCGCACGACCGGGCGGTATGAGGTGATGCCGGCCGATACGGTCGAGCCGGTGCCCGTGCTGGAGACGCCCGACGAATTCGACGTGCTGCGCGCGCGTTTGCAGATGGTGCGCGAGGCGCGGATGGCGTTCGGCCTGTCCGCCGCGCGGCGCGCATGGCGCATCGTCGGTTTGCCCGAGTTGTCGGAGCGGATGGAGCAGGTCGTTCTGCCGATCGGAACCGTCGCGAACTTACATAGGTCGATCGGCGAATGGATGACCGCGCGGACTGAGGCGGCGCCTGGCCACCGTGAGCCGAGCCAAACACTGTATAACGATTATATCGGGTGGGCGCGGGCGGAAGGTTTCCCGGCCGGCGAGATCGTTAACCTGACCGCGTTCGGCCGCGCGCTGACCAATTGCGGGATTGGGTCGATCAAGTCGGATCGTGTTCACCGGATCGGGCTCAAGCTGGCGGCGTAATTTCGGCCCTATAGCAACATGGTGGCCGTCGGAGTGATCCGGCGGTCATTTTTTATTGGAGACCTAAGTTGCAGGCATTGCTGGCATCGCTCGTCGTCTCGATGGGCGTGAAGGATACTGCCTACAAGGCGGGGATGGCTGCCATGCGCGCCGAGACCAAGAGAACGGGGCAGGACGTTGAAAAGAGCACCGACGGCATGGCCAATGCCGTCGAGCGGACTGCGAAGCGGGTGAATGAAGCCGCGGTCCGCATCGCCGATGCCGTGGCCGAGGCGGGCCAGAAGGTCCGCACCACGGGGCTTGCCCTCACCGCGGGTTTGACGCTCGGCCTGGGGGGCATGGCAAAAGTGTCGAAGGACGCGGCCTCCGACTTTCAGGCGTCGATGAACGCCGTGCATGCGGCGCTGCTGGGTGCTTCTCCAGAGCAACTCGATAAGTTGCGCGCGGCCGCCCTGCAGATGGGGCCTGCCGTTGGGCGTAGTGCCACGGAAGCCGCCGGTGCGATCGAGGCGCTGGCGAAGAACGGTATGAGCGCAGCGGACATTCTCGCAGGTGGCCTGCAAAGCGCGCTGACGCTCGCCGTTGTTGGGCAAACCGACCTCAACGTCGCGGCAGACGCGACGACCGACATCATCCAGCAATTCGGCAAGTCAGCCGGCGATCTCCCGGAGATCGTCAACAAGATCACCGGCGCGCTCGACGTTTCCAAGATGGGGATGGATGACTACCGCCTTGCCATCGGGCAGGCCGGTGGTGTCGCGGGCGGCCTTGGTTATAGCTTCGACGACATGAACACAGCGCTTGCCGCAACCGCGTCCTACTTTCAGTCGGGATCGGACGCCGGCACTTCGTTCAAAACCTTCCTGACGACGCTCAATCCGCAGTCGAAGGAAGCGGAGCGGGTGCTGACCAAGCTCGGCGTCATCACCAAGGAAAATGGAAACGCCTTTTTCACCGCGGCCCACCAGGCGAAGCCGCTGGCGGAGATTGCCGAGGTCCTGCGACAGAAGTTCGGCAAGCTCAGCGATCGGTCGTTGCAGGACGCCATGACCACGGCGTTCGGGACGGACGCCATGCGCACTGGTATCGCGCTCATGAAGGAAGGCGCGGCCGGCATCAACGAGGTGCAGGCCAGCATCGACAAGGTGACAGCAGGCCAGAAGATGGCCGTGCTGCTCGATGGCGAGGCTGCGGCGACGCAAAGGCTGGCTGGCGCCTGGGAACAGCTGAAGATCGCTATCGGCGACGCCGGGATCATACAGGCTTTAACTTTGATCAAGACCACTACGGCGTCGGTGATCGGTGCGATCGCCGGGCTGCCGCGGTGGTTCATGATTATGGTCGTTTCCGCCGGCGCTGTTGCTGCTGCCACTGGTCCGCTCATCTTAGGACTCGGCGTGCTCGCAAAATACGCCATCCCATTCCTATTGCTGCGACTGGGTCCGCTGGCGCTTGGGTTTGCCGTTCTGATTAACCCCATGGGTGTCGTCATCAGGCTGCTAGCCCAACTCGCTCTGCAAGCAGGAGCCACCGCGATGCTTGGTGCGCTCGGCACGCGACTGTTGGCGCTGGCTGGCCCTATCGGCTTGGCCATCAGCCTGTTGACGATCTTGATCCCGCTTATGGGAAAGACGGCGGAGGCCTCGCAAGCGGCCCGCGATGCCGCGCTGAAGCTCGGCGATGCCAACGGTGCGGCGACCGAGACGGCGACCCGGCTTGCGACGGCCACGGGCAAGGCCCGGGACGAAGTGCTGTCGAAGGCGAAGGCCGATCGCGCCGGTGCCGCCGCGGCGATCGCGAGTGCCCGGGCCAACCTGGTCGCGGCCCGCGCTGAACTCGCGCGCGCTCAGGCGCAGGCCCCGAAGACAGGGTCGACGATCGGCACCGCCCTCGATCTGCTCGCCATGGGAGGCTTTGACCCGACGCTGCGCCTGCCGCGTCAGGGGCGCGTCGAGGATGCCCGTGTCGAGGTCGCACAGCGCGCCGCGAACGCCAAGGCGGCAGAGGACAACTTCCGCATCCTCGATGACGCGATCAATGGCGCGGAGGCGGCGGGCAAGGTCTCCAAGATCGACATGAACTTCGACGATCCCAAGAAGACGCCAAAGGGACCGAAGGGGCGCGACGCGGCCAAGGACGAGGCGAATTACCTCGACGAGCTCGGCCGCTCGCGCGTCGATCGCCTGCAGGCCGAGGCCGACCTCACCGGTAACGTCCGCGCCAGATACCGCGCCGACATAGCCAGCCTCGAGGAGGAGCGCGCGTCGTATGTCCGTCAGGTCGCGGTCGACAAGGGCCTTGACGATGCCGAACGCGCGAAGCTGATCGCGGCGAAGGATCAGGTGATCGAACGGCGTCGCGACGTCGCCCAACAGGCGCTGACCGTCGCGCTGGCCCAGGAGGACTATGACCTAGCGAAGGCAAAGAACGATGCCGCGCAGGAGGAAGTCCGCGCCTCGATCGACGCGGCGGACAGCGTCGCCGCACGGCGCGACGGCGAGCTGCGACTGCTCGAACTCCAGCGTCAGCAGGAGGAAGCGGATCTCGACCTCATTCTCGCGACGAAGGCGACGGGATCGGCGGAATGGAGCAATGCCGCGGCCCGCAAGGCAGCGCTCGACGGCGTTTACGCGCAGCGGCGGGAAGCCGCGATGCGCGGCAACGAAACTTCGGCGCAGACCTTCATGCGCCAGATCAACATGTCGGGCGATGCGATGCGGGAAAGCGTCGAAAACGCAGGTGTATCGGCATTGCGCGATCTCAACAGCGAACTGACGGATGCCATCATGGGGGCAAAGAACCTCGGGGCGGCCTTCACGAACATGGGCCGCCGGATCATCGGGTCGCTGATCGACATCGCGTTGCAGCAGGCGATCATCAAGCCGCTCGCCAACAGTCTGTTTGGCGCAGGGGGTGGAGGTGGGTTATTCGCCTCGATCGGCCGCCTCTTCTCCGCGAAGTTCGGCGGAGCCCGCAAGTCGGGCGGCGGAATACAGGCCGGCAAGTGGTACAACGTCGGCGAGGACGGGCCGGAACGCTTCTACCCGGGGATCAGCGGCACGATCGTACCCAACGACGGCAAGGCGGCGCGCTCCGGTGTAGGAACCCAGTACATCGACATGCGCGGTGCCATGGTCGATCGCGATGTCTGGTCGGAGGTCGATCGCATCGCGAGCTTCCGGGCGGGTGAATCCTACAAGGCATCGGTTCAGCACACGCAGGAAACGATGGCGGGCGTCGCCCGGCAGCGCCTGTAATGGCGATCATCGCCGTGCCCGACGCGCTCGCAATCCGCCGCGTCGAATGGTCGTTCGATCGACCTGCTCAGGTGAACCGCTCGGGATGGACGATGCGTCGGCAGGTCGTGCAGCAGCCCGGGCCATCGCTGTGGAGCGCAACGGCGGAGCTTGCCGTCCGCTGCGGCACCGATGAATGGCTTGAGGCCGAGGCCTTTCTGATCGATCTCGAAGGTGCGATCAACACGTTCAGGCTGGAGGCGTCCGCTACCCCGCAGGCACGCGACGATTTGCTGCCTGCCGTCGATGGCGCTGGTCAATTCGGCCGCAGCCTGCGGTTACGCGGCGGGATAGCCGGTGAAGGCCTCAAGCGCGGGCACAAGCTGACGGTCAACGATCAGATGGTGTCGGTCTCGGCGCCCTTCGTCTTCAACGCGCAGGGGGTCGCAACCGTGTCGTTCAAGCCCTCGTTGCGGCAGTCGCCGCCCGACGGCGCGGCCGTCGAAGTCCGCCGGCCGTCCGTCTTGGTCGCGCTGTCGGACAGCGCTGTCGGGTGGACGGAGGATCTGGGCTCGGTCTTCCAGGCCAAGGCCCTGCAGCTGGAGGAGGCCTGGTGAGCTTTGACCCGGCAACTCTATCGATGCTCGGAGCGCCGGTCGTTCGGCCGCCGTTCCTCGTGTGGCTGGACATCCCGGGCGATCCGGTGAGGGCTACGACATGGGAGACCTCGCTCCGTCTTGCGGGGACCGGTGATCCAGACCTCGACGGTCAGCTGTTTTCGTCGATCGATCCGACGATGGGCAACGTGACCGGCGTGAAGCGCGCGACCGGAGGCACCGAGACCGTCGCGGTGACACTGTCGGGCATCGTGGGGCCGAATAGCGACCTGCTGAACATTCTCGGCGACGAGACGCAGTGGAAGGGCCGGGTAGCCCGGTTGTGGTTCCTGACGCTGAACGCCGACGGCAACCGGGTCGGTGCCGTAGTGCCGTTCTACACGGGCCGCATGGTCGGCTTCGCGATCTCGGGATCGCCGAAGGTGCAAACCGCCAAGGTGACGATCGAGACCTATCTCGCCTCGCTGACGTCCGCGTCCAACCGGACGTACCTCGATCAGGGTGACTTCGACCCTTCGGACCGGTCGGCGTCCTTGACGCTCGCCGTCGCCAATGGCGCGAAGGCCGGCTGATGCGGCTGCCCGACTGGGAGGTCCGCCTCGCTGCGTATCTTGTCGCGGTGGCGTCGGAGCCGCACGCCTACGGAAGCCACGACTGCGCGCTGCATGGGGCAAACGCGGTGCTGGCGCAGACCGGCCGCGATCACGGTGCGCCTTTCCGTGGCCGCTACCGAACGCAGCTTGGCGCGGCGCGGGCGCTGCGGAAATACGGCTCCGGAGACCTCGTCACGACGTTCGATCGGCATTTGGATGTCATCCCGCCGTCGCTCGCCCGCCGCGGGGACCTCGTTCTGGCGCAGGGCTCGGTCGGCGTGTGCATCGGGGGCGACGCGATGTTCGCCGGCGCGGACGGATTGGAGCGAATCGCGCGTCTGGAATGGTCGCGCGCCTGGCGCGTGTAGCGAAAACTAGGGGGAACGAACTTGGGTAAGGTTATTGCCACGGTCGGCGTCGTCGTGGGCGCCGTCGCGCTTGCGGCGACCGGTATCGGGGCCATTGCCGCGCCTGCGCTTGCGGGTTCAGTCTCGTTCTTCGGCGTCAGCGCTTCGACGCTGCTGCTCGCCGGCACCGCGCTGCAGGCGGTCGGGCAGGCACTTATCAAGCGGCCGGAGGCCTCGACCTCGACCATGGACCGCCTAAATGCGAGCCTCGTCACCGACACGCCGCGGAAGATCGCCTTCGGCCGAACGGCGCTCAACACGGACCTGCGCTACCAGGAATGGTGGGGTGCCAACCAGGAATACTGCAGTCAGGTCTTCGTCGTCGCCTCGCACTGGTGCGAATCGATTGACGAGATCTGGCTGGACGACAAGCTCGCTTGGTCGTCGGCCGGCGGGGTGGCCGCGCCGTTCGCGGGCTACCTAGTCGTCCAACCCCGTCCGCAGGCGACATCCGGCTTGGCCTTCGCCGCGGGCTGGTCGGGGCGCTGGGGTGTAAACGCCTCGTTCGCGGGCTGCGCGACCCTTTATCTGCAGTTCAAGGTTACCGGAAACGGCAAGAAGGCGACCAGCCCGTTCGCCTCGTCGATCACGTCCCGCGTAACCGTGGTAGGCAAGGGAGCGCGGCTGCCGGATCCTCGCTTCGACAGCACTGCCGGTGGCAGCGGCGCTGTGCGCGTCAGTGATCAGTCGACATGGGCGTGGGCGCCGCAAGGATATGAGGTCGGCCGCAATCCCGCCCTCGCGTTGCTGTTCTACCTCGTGGGCTGGCGCATACAGAACCCGCAGACGGGCACTTGGACGCTGGCGGTCGGTCGCGGCATCCCGGTCGACCGTATCGACCTCGACAGCTTCATCACGGCGGCTAACCTCTGCGACGAGCCTGTGACGCGGGCCGATGGATCGATTGAGCCGCGCTACCGCTGCGACGGCACCTTCTCCGAAGGCGACGATCCGCCGCAGGTCATCGCGGGCTTCGAGGCGTGCATGAACGCCAAGCTGCGCGACAGCACTGGTCGGTTCTCGCTCCAGATTCTGCACAACGACCTCGCCACGCCGGTGGTCGACTTCACCGACGACGATGTCCTCGGTGACTTCACCTGGACGGCCGGCAACAACCTGAACGATCGCAAGAACCTCGTGCGCGGTCGCTACGTGGATCCGTCTGCGCTATACCAGCTGGTCGACTTTCCGGCGGTACGGCTCGCGTCACTCGACGGGATCGACCGCATCGACAGCGTGGATCTCGGTTTAGTCCAATCGCCATCGCAGGCGCAGCGGCTAGCCAAGCAGCGCCTGCAGCGCATGCAGTATCCCGGCGCATTCGGTGCTGAGTTCAACGCGCGCGGCTGGGCGGTGAAGGACGGTGACATCGTGCGCCTGACGTTCTCAGCGCTTGGCTTCGATAGGAAGCTGTTCCGGGTCGCCGAGGGTCTGATCGATCCAACCGGCGTCGTGCCGCTCGTCCTCGTCGAGGAGCACGCTGACATCTATGCATGGGACCAGTCGGAGACGGCGGCCGTGCAGGCCGCTGAGCCCAACAGGTTCGATCCGCTGCTGCTGCCGCTCGTGCAGGCTATCGATGACGCCGGCAAGACGGCCGAATGGCCGGCCATCGTCGGCGAGGGCAAGCCGGAAGACTACGCCACGAATAGCGCCGATCCGAATTCTCCGTTCGGCGACAGCACAGTGAAGGAAGCGGTAGCGAAGCTCGATCGGATCGTGCCGATCGAGACGCGGTTCGGTCCGATCGAGACCGACGTTTCCGCGCTGAAGGATGCCAGCGTCGAGGCGGATGCGGCGTTGAGCGCGCTCACGGGCCGAGTGGACGACAGTGCGAGCGATATCTCCGCGCTGAAGGACGCCGACGCGAAGACGGCCGAGGCTCTCGCCGATCTGGGCGGCGCCGTTGCCGATCAGGACGCCGCGCAGCGTCAGGTCGACGAGTCCATCGGCCGAATCGAGGAAGGCCTGTTGCGGACGCTGCTGGAAAGCGCTCGCACGCGTGACGTGCTGCGTGATGCCGGCATCGTCGTCGATCCCGCGACCGGTCAGGTTCGTATCTATGCCGTCGACCAGCTGAAGGATCGGACCGCCAGCGCCGAAGTCGCGATCGATGGCGTGAAGGGCCTCGTCGCCACCAAGGCCTCGGTCAATTTCGTCCAAGAGCAGATCGCCCTTGCGGTGCTCGATCCGGGGCAGGTCGCCGAGCTGGAGCCGATCATCGCCCGCCTCACGCAGGCGGAAAGCGCGATCGACGGCCTTAACGCCGCGGTCACGTTGAAGGCGTCCGTCGCCGAGCTGACCGCGCTCGCCGCCCGCACCCGCACCGCCGAGATCGACATCGATGCGATGAAGGGCGTGATCGCGCTGAAGGCGAACGCCGACGTCGTCGATCAGATCGGCTTGCGGACGTCGGAGATCGAGCAGACGTTGACCGCGCTGCCCGACACCGCCGGCCTCGTTGTCAGCGTCCGCCAGGCGCGCGGTGCCGCCGATGGCTCGGCCGATGCAATGCTGCGCTCGCTGCTGTCGGGTGAGACGGCCGCCAAATACCAGGTCAGCCAGCTCGCGCAGGCGCGGCAGGAACTGTCGACCCGGATGGACGACGGCTTCTCGGCTGCCGCGGTCGCGCGCACCGCGTTGTCGGCGAAGGTCGACGCCGCCAGCGCTCTGGCGCTGACGGAGGCCGAGGCGAGCGTCACGCGCGACGCGGCGCTGACGCGGCAGCTGACGGCACAGGGCCTGGTGCTCGACGGACAGACGGCCGCGATCGGCCGCCTCGACGAAGCGCGCATCGATGCCGCCGGTGGCATCGCGGGCGCGCAGATGACGATCCGTCAGATGCGTGGTGCGGCCGGTGAAAGCGACGAGGCGCTACTGCGGGCACTGGCGGCCGGCGAGACGTCGGCGCAGACCCGTGCGGCGCAGCTGGTCCAGATTCAGACCGACTTCACGACGACGCTCATAGCCGACAAGGCGGCATCGGCGATCGCGCAGCAGGCGATCCTGGCGCGCATGGGCGCTGCCGAGGCGGCGATAGTCACGACGTCGAAGGTGCTGGCGGATACAACCGGCGCCTACGGCAGCCGGATTAATGCGCTCGAACTCGCCTATGCCGACCCGGTGTCGGGGCAGGCTGCGACGCAGGTGCGGATCAACGCGGTCGAACGCGGCAGCGCGGAGGCCGACGCGGCGCTCGGCGAGCGCATCGATAGCGTCGACGCGATCGTGAACGACGCGCTGACAGGCCTGCCCGCTACCCGCGCGCAGTTGAGCGAGGGCCTGAAGACGGCGGCAGATCGCAATTCCGCGCTCGTCGAGCAATTCGAAGAGCTGCGCGCCGAGCTGGACGATCCCAACACCGGGCTGGCTGCTGCGATGGCGACGATCATCGCCAACAAGGCAGCGCAGGTCGCTGCCGACAAGGTGCAGACCGAACGGATCGACGCGCAGGGCGTGGTGCTGGACGACCAGGTCGCCGCGATCGGCCGGATCGACCGCGCTCTGATCGACAGCGCCGGCGGCATCGCCGGTACGCAAATGACAATTCGTCAGGTGACTGCCGCGGCGGACACCGACGCCGAGGCGCTGCTGCGCTCCATGGCGGCCGGCGAGATTGCCGGACAGACCCGCGCGGCGCAGCTGGTGCAGATCCAGACGGAGTTCACGACGAGGCTGATCGCCGGCGAGCTGTCGGAAGCGACTGCGCGGCAGGCGCTGCTCGCCCGCATGGGCCTCGCCGAGGCGGCGATCGTCAGCACCTCCAAGGCGGTCGCCGACGCGCAGAAGGCGTTCACCTCTCGGCAGGACGCGCTCGAAGCAGCGTTCAACGACGCGGCGACGGGGCTTGCGGCGACCCGCGCGCGCATCATCGCGCTGGAGGACCTCACCGCTGAGCAAAACCGCGTGACGGTCGAGCGGCTCGACCTGATGGATGCGCAGCTGCTCGATCCGACGACCGGTAAGCCGATCTCGGGCGCGACCATCGCGGCCGATCGCAAGGCTGCGGCCGATGCGGACAGCGCGCGCGTCACCGATATCGCGCAGCTGCGGGGCGACGTGTTTGACGGGCCTTCCGGCCTGCCGGCCGTATCCGGGCGGATCGATCGCGAGCGCGAACTCAGCCTCCAGCGCGACAATGCGCTCGGGATCGACGTCGACCGGCTTGCGGTCGAGATCCACGATCCTGACGATGGCCTTGCGGCCGCGCACGCCTCGATCGCGGCCGAGCGGCAAGCCAGCGTGACGCGGGACAACGCGAACGCGCAGGCGGTCCAGCAGGTGACGGCGCGCCTGGATGGCATTGGTGGCGTCGGCGTCGAGCAATCGATCGAGACGGTCGTCGATCGGCTTGGCGTTATCGAAGGGCGCTACACGGTCACGATCGATGCCAACGGCAACCTTACGGGCTTCCAGCTGATCGGGTCCGATGCTGGCCCGGGCACGCTCAACCTCATCAACACCGATCTGCGCATGGGTACGGGCCGGATCGTCCTCAACACCGGCAGCTTCATGCAGGTGCAGGGCCTCGGCTTCGGCAAGGACAGCGACCTCATCGAGTGGTTCGGGCCGACCATGGCGATCAGCCAATGTTCGCGGGCGAACGGCGTGACGTACAAGACGCTGACCGGCATCGCCTATTTCGGCGGGGGCTTGGCTGCCGGCGTCATCAAGAACGCGGTGCAGACCACCGATACTGCGTTCAACGCCGTGCTCGATAGCGGCGTGTTCGGCAGCAACGGCCGATCGCGCCGCGTCGTCGTCAGCTACAATTGGTCGCGGGTAGCGGAGATTCCGCGCGCTCAGGCTGCCGGCAACGGGACGATCAGCGCTCAGCTCCTCATCTATCGCGGCTCGACGCAGATCGGCGAACTCAACGTCGGCGGCAAATGGACGGCCACCGCCTACGGCGGATCCTCGAACCCTGCGCGCTACGAGGAAGACATGGGCGGAGCCGTCACCGTCAACGACAACTTCGGCGGGACGAGCGTCGTGTACCGCGTCGTCTTGGCCACCCGCACGCTGGGTCCCGGCCCCGCCTCCGCGCCAAGCTTCGACAGCCAGGCGCAAGTCATCTCGCTCATCCAGACCGAAGAATAACCCCGAAAGGACATCGACAATGTCATGGTATCGCGCCGGCACGGTTGCGGTGACGAATGGCGGCGCCATCGTCACTGGCACGAACACCGACTTCGTTTCGAACACGCAGGTGGGCGAAATCTTCGTCGGGCCCGACCTGAAGGTGTACGAGGTCGACGTCGTCACGTCGGCGACGCAGATCTCGATCAAGCCGCCGTATCAAAGTGCGTCAGGCGCCGGGCAGGCCTATGGGATCGCGCCGACGCAGAGCTTCGCACGCGACCTCGCGCTGGCCTTCGCCGGGTTCAAGAACACCTTCGGCGGGATCCTCGACACCATCGGGCAGGGCATGTTCCCGGATGGCACGCTGGCCGCGCCCGGCATTCGCTTCGCGGCCGATCAGGACACGGGTATCGCTCGCTCCCAGGCGAATACGCTTTTGCTGATCACCGGAGGCGTCGAGCGGGTAAGCGTCACGAGCGGTGGACTCGGGTTGCCTGGCTCAAGTTCGATCGGCTTTGCGCCCGCAGATCGCTTCGATTACCTGGGAAACAGCGTCGCCAATTACGGTGTGACCTTCGGGGTCAATCTGGGCGGCTCGCCCGCGACGGTTGTTGCAGGCTACGGCGCGGTTGTCATCGCGACCGGGTCGCAAGAGCGATTGCGTGTCGGCCAGTCCGGGGCGGTTGGCATCGGCACCGCTACGCCGGCAGCAAAGCTGCACGCCAATGAGGCCAGCGGCGTCCCCTGTTATGCGATGATCGGCAACCCGACCGGCATGACGCGCATCGGCGTTCGCAGCGACGGCGCCTCTCAGGTGCTCGCCTATTCCAACAATCAGCCGCTGATCTTCGGCAGCGACAACCTTGCAGGGACCGTCACGGAGTGGGGACGCTTCGACGCGACCGGGAATCTCCTAGCCGGGGTCAGCAGCGGAACTGCGCACACGTTTCAAAAGGCAAGCGGCATTGGCGGCGCAATCCTCAACATCGTAAACTGCGGAACGTTCTTCGGTTGCGATGCGACTGGCTTCAATGGTGCTGCGAGCGCGTTGAAGCTGTGGATGAATTCGACGACCGGCCGCTCGATCAGCGCTTCCGGCACGATCAATGCCAGCGGAGCCGACTATGCCGAATATGTCCGCAAGTCGCTGGCTTGCGGCACGATCCTGAAGGGGGACGTCTGCGGCATCGACAGCAACGGCCAGCTTACCCGCACTTGGGCGGACGCGCGCCGCTATGTCGTCAAATCGACCGATCCCAACCTCGTCGGCGGTGACACCTGGGCGGCGCACCTCGGTCCTCGTCCCGAGGCGCCTCTGTATGCCGCCCCGGCCTATGATGGCCCGGCCGAGCCGACCAAGCCGGTCGAGCCCGCCGCATTCGTGCCGCCGGTGATCGAGGTGCCGGTGCAGCCGGTCCGCGCCGATGGCGAGGACGACGAGGCCTATCTGCTGCGGCTCGCCGCGTTCCTCAACGACCGGAACGCCACGATCGCCATGGCGCAGGCGGCGGCTGACGCCCAGGTCGAAGCCGCCAAGGCGCAGGTCGCCTATGCCGCGGCCGTCGACCAGTATCAGGCGGACCTTGCCGCCTATCGTGACGCGCAGGCGGCATATCGCACCGCGGTCGACGCGGCCGAGGCGGCGCATGCCGTCGCGCTCGCCGCGCATGGCGAAGCGCTGACCGCCTGGGAGGCCGAGCTGGAAGCCGCCCGTCAGACGGTCGACCGCATCGCCTTCTCGGGGCAGGTGCCGGTCAACGTCGACCCGGACACGCTCGCGGCGTGCGAAGCGGCGTTGGGCGATGGCGTGGCGGTCTATCTCGTCGCGGTTGCCCGCGGCGCCGGCATCGGCGTCACCGCCGTGCGCGAAACCGACATGACGCTGCCGCTCTACATGCGCCGCCTCGGAGCCGTCTGGGCGATCCGCGACGGCCGCCCCTGGATCGACGTGCAGCACGGGTAAGGGACCGCCCACATGACGAACAGCATTCCTGCCGCCCGTGATCGCGCGGGCGGGGCGCCACGGTCGTGACAGGCGCACCGAACCCGCCCCCTTGGTGGGCACCCTTCGTGCCCGTGATTTCGCTTATCATCGTGATTGCCGGCGTCGTGCTGGCGAGCGGTGGTTACATCAATCAGCTGAAGGATCACGGCCGCCGGCTCGACCAGCTGGAAACCGACGCCCGTACCGATGCGAAGACCCGCACAGAGATGTTGCAGCAGCTCGACCTTCGCCTCGCCCGAATCGAGGTGAAGCTTGAAATGATGGCGCCTCCGAAACCGGAGAAGGTGCCGTGATCGATGGCGGGCTGATCGTCATGCTGATCGGCGCGCTGGCGCTGGCGATCGGGCCGTTCGAACGCGTGCTAGCCAACCGGCGCTGGGTGCGAACCGAATTGATTGAGCCGGCGCTCCGTAGCGCCTTCCCGCCGCCCCCGCCGGAGCAGCGGCTGGATCGCTTGGCGGTGTCTGCCGATGCCGCCGTCGAGAGTGCGAAGCTTCGCCGTCTACGCCGGCCTTTCCGGCGGGGGCGGCCCTAGAACCGCGGGCGGCCGGCTGCCGCCGTTAAAGGAGACAGTGATGAAACTGATCGACGGGTGGCGCCATGCCTGGCGCCTCTGGTCCGTGCGGCTGTCCGCGTTCGGCGCGGTGCTGATGACGTGGGCGGCGCTGACGCCGGATGCGTTGTTGCAGGCGTGGAACGCCCTGCCGGCGGACGTGCGGGCGCTGCTGCCCGAACAGGTGTTGAAGGGGGTGCCGGTCATCCTGTTCGCCGCCACGCTGCTTGCTAGGCTGATCCCCCAGCCCAAGGCGGCGGCAAAGATCGAGGGGGCGGCCGATGGCAACGCCTGATCCGGTTCGGCGCCCGCCGTCGAAGAAGACGCTTGCCGGCGTCGTCGGGTCTGCCGCGGCCGCCGCTGCGCTGTTCATGTTCGTGCCGAAAGAGGAAAGCGGGCGACAGGTGGCGGCGACGGTTAATCCCGACCAGTCCATCACCGTCCGCCACGTCGCCGGCCGGCAATACCTCGACGCCTATCTCGATATCGTGAAGGTGCCGACCGCCTGCGACGGCATCACCAAGGGTGTCCGGCTCGGCATGCGGTTCACGCCGGCCCAGTGCGACGCCATGCTCGAACAGGAGCTTATCGCGCACGCTGAACCGATCATCGGGTGTATCCCGGCATTGAGGGGGCGGACCAACCAGGTCGTCGCGGCGGTGTCGCTGTCCTACAACATTGGGGCCACAGGTGTGTGCAAGTCGAGCATCGCACGGCTGTGGAATGCCGGGCAGTGGCGCGCCGGCTGCGACCGCTTCCCCTTGTTCAACAAGGCAGGCGGACGCGTGATCGGCGGCCTCGTCAAGCGTCGCGCCCGCGAGCAGGCGATATGCGTGCAGGGGCTGGCGGCGTGATCCGGGCGCGTCTGATCGCGGCGGGCGTCGCCGTCGCGGTGCTGCTGGCCATCGTATGGGCGATCCACCGCAGCGGCGAACGAACGGGCGCGGCGCAGGTGACGCAAGGCGTCGAGCGACAGCATTCCGCGCGTGCCGCCGAGGCGCGGGCCGACGAACGGGCCGCGGCTGCCGTTTCCGATTCCATCGGCCGCCGGGTGGCCCGGGCCGATGACCTCTCCACTCAGGCCGTGAAGGCCACGATAAAGGACCTGCGCGATGCGATCGAAGCTGTCCCGCCCGCTGCTGCTGGCGATCCTGTTCCTGCCGCTCCTGTCGACCGCCTGCAAAACAGCCTCAACGCCGGCATCGATCGCGCGAACCGAGCGGCCGAGGATCCCGGCGCTATCTCCCGAACTGGTGAAAACGGAGCATCTTGACCCCCTGACGGCGAAGCCCGTCGGGCAGCTCGTCACGATCGACGTCGCGATCCTCACCGAGATCATCACGCGCTTTGCTGAGGCGGTGGGGGCCGTTGAGCGTGGTAATCGCCGGTCGATTGGTGTCGCTCTGGAGCGCAGATGCACTGCGGGGCTTCTCGCGACGGGCAAAGCTCCGACCGGCTGCCCGTCGGCGTCACCCTGAGCGGCTGACCAGATCGGGGTGGGGGTGCGGTTCGTCCACACCCCATTTGCCATGAGACGGAGAGTGGGCTGAACCGACCATGTCGGGGCGCAACATCACGGTCTCGCTATCGACTGTGCCCATGATCCGCTGCACCAGGTCGTCAGTGACCTCGTTGCGGATGCGATCGACGTTAAGACTGAGCGCCCGCGCCTGGTATGGCTTCAACACAGACAGCGCGACCCAGATATTCGTGCGCAGTTCCTCGCGTGTGATCCGTCTCATGACGCGTGCGCCCAGAGATCGCGGATGCCGAGCGCGCGCTCGGGCAGGCCGAAAAATTCGGCGAGGCGCCTGTGCTCATCCTGACGCAATGCGAGCGGCACGCCGTCGACGACGAAGCGGCGCAGGTAGCCCGCCGGCCGGCCGATCATGCGCGACAACGCGGCATAACTGTCGGGTCCGGCCTCGATCACCTTTGCCAAAGCTGCGCGCGGGTCGGGCGTGCCGCCGCGCGGCGTTGCGGTTCCGGCCCTCATGACGCCAGCCACGCGCTTTCGGCATCCTCAAGGGCTTCCCAGTCGTCGCCGCTGGCGCGCTGCGCCTGTAGCCACTTGCGGGCGTCCTCGACTGTGCCGGTGCGGGGAAAGCTGCGATCCTTAGCGGCGCTGTCGGCAAGCTGCGCGACGAACCCGCGCGCGCCGGTCTGTTTGACCAACCATGCGCCGAACGGCTGGCGGTCGGCGTCGTCGATATATGCTGTCGCCATCGTCTGATCCTCCTGCGAATCGTATGCGCAATAAGATAATCGTTCCGCGTTTGTTCCGCTAGGTCGAACCCGTCAGAATCCCGTCGTCAGTATTCGCCACCAGCGCCGTAAACGTGCCCAAACGCCGGTGCGCGGCGGGGGTGGAGGCGGGCGCCTCGGCGCGGGCGGGGGGTCGATATGGCGTCGAGCGCGCGAGGATGACGGGCGGCGGGCCATTCGCCGGCTATACCATCCGCCGGTTCACGGCACCTGAACACTTCGAACACGTCCGCAGGCCGATGGCCGAGCGGGGGTGCCGTGCGTCAACACGGCAACCAACGGGATAAGAGCCCGTCACGCGCGGCTGGCCTAGCCGCAACGCCCCGCACCTGCGCAACAGGCGGGGCTCCAATGAGCGTCAAACATCATGGAGTCGAATCCTTATCACGTTGCCCCGACATCGTTTGTCGGGGGTGTGGCCGGTGAATCCGCCGGCTATCTTTTGAGCGCGGCCGCCGATCTGTTCGGTCATCGCGAGGTCGTGGGCTTCGGCGAACATGCGTTCTTCGTCGCCTTGCTTGATCGCGATCGAGCCGACGCGATCATTATCGACCGACACTATAGCGCGCGGGTCTATCGCGGCTCGACGCTGCACCTGGGCGTCTGGATCGGGGGGCAGCTGCAGGGCGTGCTGCAATACGGGTTCGCCATGAACCCCGCGTCGGCCGACAGCGTCGTCGCCGGCACTGGGATGACGGAGTACCTCGAACTCAACCGCATGTGGCTCGATGACGCCGCGCCCCGGAACAGCGAAAGCCGAGCACTGGCGGCGTCGATCCGGCTGATCCGGCGGCTGAAACCCGCGGTGAAGTGGATTCAGTCGTTCGCCGACGAGCGCTGCGGATTGTTCGGCACCGTCTATCAGGCAGCCGGCTTCACCTATCATGGGGAGCATATCGGCATTTTTTGGGAGCTGGATGGCGACTTTTACCACAACACGCTGATGACGGCCGGGGGCCGCCGGGCGCAGTCCCCGCGGGCATCGCACCTACTGTCGAACAAGGATCGCGCGATACGCCACGAACTGCGCCAATTCCGCTATCTGCGCTTCCTCAAGCCACGGTTCGCCCGCGGATGCCGTCACCCGGTGTTGCCGTTTCCGAAGCCTGATTATCGGGAAGGGGAATGA